CTAATTATCATTTATCAAGCTTGCGAGCGAGTTAATCTCTACAAGTTGCTGCTCACTCGGTCTCACACTTACATAGTTATTCATAGTGGTAGTTATGTTCCCATGTCCTAAAATATACTGTAGTGTTTTTGGTGGTAATCCCTGCATATTCGTAGCAAATGTATGCCGACATATATGTGGTTCAAATTTTCGTATAGGATTGTCGGGATTTGCATTATTGAATCTCTTGATACAATTTTGCAAGTATTCTTCGACATGTGATCTAACAATTGTCTTTCTACTTCTTGTTGCCAGAAACACAAATCCTTCATATGCTTTTTCCTTTTCATCATAGCACACTGGTTCAATATCACCCATAATATAACGATTTTTCAATATTCTCTGAAAACATTCATATACACCATCAGTCATAGGAATGTACCTTGTTCCGTTTATGGTTTTCGTCGGTAAGACAACATGCGTATGATTGATACATTGTAGTTGCTTTTCCACTCGAATTAAATGGTTTTCCATATCTATATTATCAAGTGTTAGACCACATAATTCAGATGCCCTTAAACCAGTCCAAAACAGCACATATATCATATCATAACAATGAGCACTATGAGCATCCTTTGAACAAAATTCAAGGAATCTATGCATATCCGGAATTGATATTGCTTCCATTTTCTTGCTATCGCTTCTATCGGTAGTAATACGTCTGAACGGATTTTTTGCTATGTAATCATAATCAATTGCATATTCAAATGATCTTTTTATAAGACTAATTTGAGTCTGAATACTTGAACCTCGATGCTTTTTCTTCATATCTGAAAGCCATTCTTCACAATGCTCTGGCTTGATTTTACCTATTTCCATGTGACCAAGTTTGTACTGCGCTAACGTTTTTATTGTTGTGTTATATCCAGCCTTAGTATTATGAGCCAGTTCTTTCCTATTATATAGATGATTAAGATATCTATCTATTACTTCTAGTAATGTCAGTTTAGCCCCATCTATGTCGATATTATTTTCTAACTGTACTTTTAATTCTGCTTCCTTTTCACGTAAACTTTTACCTGAACGTTTACCTTTTGGTAATTGGTCCGTAGGTTCGAGTCTATAGGAACTTACCACTCTTTCCTTTCCAAGAGCATCTTTATAATGATACTCATACCTTTTCGTTTTGGGGTTATAGTATTCATCCGCCCTCAACGTTTTTCTTGTCGGTTTGTTCTTTTCAGATGTAGTTTTATTTGCCATATTCTCAGCCCTCCATTAAAAAGTGCCTCGAATGAATACTAAATAATAATATCACATTCAGGGCACCTTGTCGATATTTTATATCTGCTCTACTTTGCTTATAAATTCTTCAAATGATTGTCTTTTTATCTTTATAACACGACCAACCATTAGATGATATTTACAATCATAATCTTCACGGATTATATCTCTTAATCTGTGCTGACCTATACCAAATAAATCCGATGTCTCCTTTATAGATAATAAAAGTTTATCTTTCATGCAATCACCTCCAGTCTTGAGGTAATCATAATCTTTTTACCAGTAACCTACGTACTGAAAAATTAAGAGGGAATGCTATTAGCACGCCCCCTTAACAAATACTGATATTTACTCTGCTTTGTTTGCTTTGTTATACTGTGCTGTACTAATTCCAAGAATAACTCCAAGGAATGTGTCAACAGCTGTAATCGTACCAACAACCTGCTCACCATATGGGAGCCCCCAAATACCTGCAAGAGCAAAATATAAAGTACCAGCCGCTGGAAGCAAATACATTGCAATCCATTTCAGTGTGTCGTAAGTCTTGTCATTAAGTTTCATCATGTTCATCGTGTTCATCGTGTTCATCCTCCTTATTTTGAATAAATTTATGTATTGGCAGTTTGTCGACTTCCTGCATAATTCTTTTAGCAGAGCCGTTACCTCCCAATTTTTCATATGGTTCAAAAAGATATACTTTCAAATTTTCATATTCATCCTGGGTAATATACCCTCTCTCGATGTATGACATACCGAGATACATAATCCTATCGTGTGCTAATCCAATAAGCATCTCCGTCTTTACATCTTTGTTTTCTGTTCGTTTTGATAAATACGCCCATAATCCAGAAGACGCAAGTACCGAACTAAAAATTGTAATTATGATTTGAAACCAAGGTTCCATAATTCCTCCTTTTTATGCGGCTAATGAAGATGCATCAGACACGATAAGTTTTCTACTAATTACCGAAATCTTCTTATTAAATAATTCTTCATACAGCTGTATTAGATTTTTTCTTTGTTGCTTTGATAGAAGTTTATAGTGTGCTCCCATCCAACCGCGAAACATATTCTCAATACTCTCGTATTCTATTTCGCCATTTATTACTTTTAGTGAAAGTTTCTTGAGTTTTCTACGCATTGTAGTAACTCTTTTAGGATTAATTCTCTTAATCACCTTTCCATCTTTTGTTAATGTATATTTTATTTGAAGAAATTTATATGTACTTGAAATTTTAACAATATGAGTTTTCTTTCTATTGATATGAATTCCATATTCCTTCGCAATTTCTATGATGCATGATAGCAAATCTTCAAGTTCTTCTTTGCTTGGATTCATGATATACCAATCATCCATATATCGTCCGTAAAATTTCTGTTGTCTGACATATTTCACATATGTGTCAATCCTATGAGGATAATATATTCCAATTACCTGCGATAGCTGGTCTCCAATATTTACAGATTTAGCCATCCACTTCTCACCAGTCAATTTTTCAGATGGTATATCTCGATATTCGAGCTTATTAAACAAATCCAAATAGCAATTTTCATATTCCTCATCAGACATATACGACACATCGACTTTGAAGCCATCAAATATAAGTGTCAAAAGCCAGTCAATAAATTCGTCATCGTCAAATAGTTTAAGAAGTTCTTGTTTTGCAATCTCGTGAATTATATTGTCATAAAATTTTGAGAAGTCTCCAAATAAAATCCATCCGTCATTTCCATGCAATTTGTAATACTTGTGCAAATGTATTTCAAATCGCTTTCTCTGCTGAGATATACCTCTCCCTTTAATTGATGCACAATTATCATATATTATGTGCTTTTTAACTTCTGGTAAAAGAATATCATCACATAAAACATGGCGAACAATTCTATCACGGATTTGTATACTTGTAATCGGTCTTACTCGACCTCTCTCGTGTAAAGTAAACTCTTGTGTAAGACCATTTTTGAGAGTCCTGTTGATAATGTCATCCTGGATTTCAAAAATATAACGCAGAAAGTTCATCATAAACTTCTGTGTGGTTTCTTTCCATTTGCTACTTTTCACAGAGGTCTTATAAGCCCGATACAAATTATTGGCATCGCATACAATTTCCTCATAATTCATATACTATTCACCGTTATAACAATACTTACCGTAGTAAATTGTTTCAGGCTTTGCTATTTATCCTGTTTATAAGGAATGGTATGATATCTCCTTCTTCATTGGTTAAGTGAAGAATCCGGACGAACCCCATTAGAGTTCGAAGCGTTGTTGTAGTTCGTATTGCCATTGTTGTTCACATTAGCGAAATTAGCCGAAGAAACGACGCATAATTAGACATCACCCTTACGTCTGAAATATGATTCCATCTTCTTGTCACGCTGACGCCACTTCTTTATCAATCCGATTTCTCGGTCGATAGCTTTAACATATGGACTGTAGAGATTCAAATCCACTTCAAATATCTCTGCAATCCGTTGCAGTTCCTTAAGAAGCTGCTCGCAATTGACTATAGCAGTGTTTTGATAATCTCTTCTCTTTTCACACTCGTGAAGATTCGTTGGATAAATCGTGTTGGCTGCCCGGACATTACTCGTAATTAGTGCTGCCAGTTGATCTACTCTGTTTTTAAAATTTTGCATCATAAACCGATACTTGGAAAAGTTCTCTCTATCATCTTTTCCGTATGCATAACGAAGTCTTACATAATCGTCTACGCTTTTAACACCAAATCCATGTTGCATAAAATCTATCAACATATCATGTAATTCAATTGAATATGTGATAGCCTCAAATTTTGATTCTGTACGATCACTAACTAAAACACTCATTATTCGTAATCTTTCCCTGTAATTTCCTTATACTCTTCTGCGGTAATCCAGCGACCAACTGCTAAGCGTACTCTACGCTCATCCCAGAGCTTATCATCATAATAGTCTTTAACCTTTTTAAAGTTTTTACTATGTTCCATATTGTTATTCCTCTCTTTCTAATTTACAGTTCTACATCCTGCATCATAGCTAAGAAGTCAATATTAGAAGACATTTTAGCCATAGCCAGTTCCGTAGCTGAGAACTGACGTAATACAAACCAGTATTCGCCATCCATCTCAGTAATCTGGACAAGATCCATATTTTCCATAACCACTTCATTTTCAGAAGTTTTTACTGTTACTTCTGATAATTTTCCTTCAAACATATCCGCTGTAAGCTTAGATGCTGAAATATAGTTATCACCATTTTTTCTAAGATTTTCAATGATGGTGCCATCAGACAGCACCAT